TTACGTGCTTTGTCTTGGGAATTGGATAATTTTGTCATCCTTTTTGTCATCCTTTGTCTGAATTTGACTCAACTTATCTGCGACTAATTTGTGTCGATCGTCTGATACGTGAGTGTAGATATCGGACGTGGTCTTGATATTCTTGTGTCGCAAGCGGTGCTGAGCATCTTTCAGACTCACCCCTAGCTCATATAGCATAGTAGCCTGGGAGTGGCGAAAGCCGTGGGGTGAAATATAATGAAGTCCTAGATCTTCTAGGGCTTTTTTATTTTTGCGCCAGAAAGACCGAAGCCAGTCGTTGGGGGCGGATTGGTGAAAATAGCTGAATGTGATGGGGGAAGTGAAGATGAAGTCCCGCTTAGGGATGCGGACTTTATTCCCCTGGTTATTGACCACGGTGTCACTCTCAGCCAGCTGAGTCAAGACTTGATAAGTGTATTGGTCTAGGTAGACCACGCTGGGCGTGCTATCGGACTGCTGGGTTTTGGTGAATGGCTTGAGGGTGGAGTTGCCATTGCCGTCTTCTGCCACGATCTGATTTAAGGTGACGGCCTGGTTAATGTGATCTAAGTCACTCACCTTAAGCCCCAAGGCCTCTCCTCGTCTAAGGCCTGCAAAGGCTAAGAGACGAAAGAAAACAAATTGATAAAACTCACCATGGTCTTTATAGAAGTTGAGGAAAGTGAGGAGCTGGTCTGTGGTGTAGAAATTCTGGTCTCCTGCTAGTCGTCTTTGCTTATATTTAGTCTTGGTAGATTTGATCTGGATCTTGTCCATGGGGTTAGAGTTGAGGTAGCCTTTCTCGACCCCATATCTGAAGATTGCCCTGGCATGACCTAAGACCTTACGGAAGTCTTTGCGGTTAGCCCTTACGGTGGCGACCAACTTCTGCAGATCGTCTATGGTGATCTCTTCTATATAATAGTCCCCAATTGAGGGGATAATGTGCTTGTCTGTTTCGTATTGGAATTTATTGACTGTGGAGGGGGCTACGCTCGTATTCCTATAGTAGGGAAGAAATTCCTTGTAGAGGTCTTTAAATTTAACCCGCTTAGCCCTAACCGACTCTTGGGACTGGTTGAAGTCGTGACGGGCCTGCTCGAATTTAATCCTAGCGCTGGTTTTGGTGTCAAACCCTTGCCAGTGGACAAATTTCTTATCGCCAGTTTTCTTATCGACCCCCAGATAGCCTCTAATGGCCCATTTCGTCTCTCCGTTCTTCAGCTTATATTTCCAGTATTTAGCCATCTCGTATTCCTTTCTTAATGAAAAGCCCCCTGGTGGAGGGGGCGAGAGGGGTTAATTAACGGACCAGGCAAAGCCTTGAGGGTTGCCCATGATCTCGGTGGATCGAATGATGAAGCCGACATCTAGGCTTGGATCACTCAAAGTATAGCCAATGGTGGCGTGGACTTCTCCACCTGGATTGACCTGGGTGTCTCCCATGTTGACTGCTTCTTGGTCTTCCAGGTTGTCCATCTCTGCATTAGCACCGTTTAGGGTGACGGTGGTATTGCCGTCTGTCTGGACGGCATTCATGTCCGTGATAAAGGAGAGGTAAGGGGAGTTGGTCTGGTCTCCTAAGTTCTCATAATCCATGGTGAGAGTGATGATAGTAGAGCCTGTCATGCTCCCCTCACTGATGTCAATGCTATGAATGGTGTATTTGGCATTGTCGAATTCCAATTCTTTAGGGAGGTCGTCTTGAGTCCAGTAAGCGGCATCTGGCCACTGCCCTGATTGAGACTCGACCTCAGCGACTTCTTCCTCACCTTCTTCCAATTCGTCTCCCTCTGAGTCGTCTACGTCACTAGCTTCTTCTGCCTGCTCTTGCTCTTCTTCCTGGGTCTGCTCGTCAGCTTGCTCTTCCTGCTGATCCTCTTGAGCCTGCTCTTCTTGGGCAGGCTCTTGGTCTTGGGTGGCGGTCGGCTCGTCCTGGCCACAGGCCACTAAGATCAGTGAACTTAAGCTAAGTAGGGTGATTAATTTCTTCTTCATTGTAATTCCTCCTATTATAGTAGAACTCTTCCGATCACTCGGATGTCGTCATTCTCGTCAGCGTAGATGTCTTCGTATTTAGCATTTAAGGAGACCAGTCTAAGATGATCATCTTCCTTATAAGCTTTCTTAATATACGCCTCCTCGTTGATCTGGACTGCTATGATTTGACCGCTTCGCACATCACTGGTCCGCTCAATGTAGACAATCTCCTTGTCTTCAAAGAGGGGGTTCATGGAGTCGCCTGCGACTTCAAAGGCTAGGTCATGCTTAGGGACATGCCCTTTAACCTCCATATATTCACCATCTTCAGGGTCTAAGTCGATAATCCCTGTCCCTGCTGACAGCTTGGAGATCACGTAGATGGTCTGCACCTCATGCAGGGAATTCTGCTCATCTAGCAGGTCTTGGGTGTAGCGATAAGCTTTCTTCTGACGGTCAGGGTTGAGTTGGGAGTAGATGGAAGAAATACTATCATCTACTGGGTATTTCTCATCTGACAAGCCTAGTATATAATCAGTTGTTACATTAAATAGTTCAGCTAGCATTTTTAGCTCTTTGCCTCTCGGGAGGCTATTATTACTTTCCCATTTCGTAATAGTAGTGTAGTTTTTATAGCCCATTTTGTGAGCTAGTTCGGTTTGGCTAAAATCTCGCCCTGTTCTCAACTCCTTAATACGACCTCCAACATCATTCATATTATTCACCTCCTGAATAAATTATACCAAGCATATGATTTAAATTCAACATAAATTATACCGTATTTGTTATTAAAAATAAAAATATGATATTATTTCATTACACGCTTGACATATGAATTATAATCATATACTATAGAGTCAAGCCACAAGGGCAGGAGGTGAAATTAATGATTAGGATTAAAGATCTTAGGGTCAGTCGTGACCTAAGCCAAAAGGAATTGGCTAATAAATTAGGGGTGGCGCAGACACAAGTCAGTCGCTGGGAAAAGGATCAGCTTTCAATGAGTTCGCAAAGTCTCATTAAAGTGTCCCAGTATTTCAACGTCTCGACTGACGACTTATTAGGGGTTAAGCACAAAGAATGCGTTTAACTATGTCTATTATATGAATTAAATTCATATATAAGGAAAGGAGCGAGAGGATGCAAGTAGTGAGTGATGACTTTGAGACTCGATTGATTGAGGCTCTAGGCCAGAAAGTAGACCAGTCCATCAAAGAGATTGAAAAGAGACAGGCCATTCAGTCTGAGTTTTTGACCTTGAAAAAGGCTTGTGTCTACACCAGCACCAGCTACCCCACCCTGAAGGGTTGGATTAAGCAGGGCTTACCCGTGACGGTCTTGCAGGGGACTCAGCGGATCAAGCGATCAGACATTGACGACTTCATGGCCAAGCACCGAATAGGAGGAGATTAAATGAAAGAAAAAATCATTGTGTTTTCAATAGCACTAAACGTGTCGTTATTAATGTATATTTTTGAACTGCCTAAACGGTCTACCTGGTGGCCCGGCGGTGAGGCCTTAATCGTGCCATTCGTCTTTGTGGTCTGGCTCTACGGCCACGAGTTATTGAAAGACAAGAAACGGAGAGAGGCAGAGGCTAGAGAGGATGAAGATCTTGGATAAGAAGTTATTAGAACTGCTCGAGTTAGAACTCCGGAAGATGATCCGAGTCCATGCAGCGCCAGACTTCCACGGCAAGTTGAGCCGAGTCAACTTTCGATCTGATGGCTCAACGGAAGTGACCAATAGCTATGCAGCGTTGAGGGTCAAGAACAGCCATGACGGTGAAGTTGATCCCCTGGAGGACTACCCAGACACAGACCTGGTCTGGCAGAGAGCAGAAGAGCTAATCAAGGACGGTGTCAGCGTAGAGATCTACATTAAACAGGTTAAGGATCACGCCAGATTGCAGAGACAATTCGGCTACCCCTCAGTAGTTTGCCAAGTCCACCCAGCAGGGCTGACCTTGAGTAATGAGTTAAGCAAGGACTACCTTCACCACATGCATGAGTCGGATGACGATCGTCAGAAATTGAGAGAGTCGATTGCTAAGGCGGACTACTCTCACCTTGACCAGGACTACTTCTTCCAGCTTAAGGTAGCTTATTTAGAGAATGCCCTCCTGTTTTTTGAAAAATTAGGCCACAAAAAAGCTTCCCTCCACTTTGCGCCAACAAAGCGAAGAGAAGTCGTGATTGAGGCAGGAGATGTGCAGTATCTCATTGCCCTTATTAAAATGTCCTAACTAAAGTATACCAAAAAGAAAGGAAAATCTAAATGAAAATTCATGTAAGTTATAAGGCCAAAAACCTGGAGGAAGTCCTGCAACTTCTCCAACATGAGGAGGTCACTGTCCAAGCCGGTGAGCCGACAGCAGGGGATGCAGAGGTGACAGAGGAGGTCAGCTACAGCCAAGAGGACTTGACGGAGTTAGCCGTTAAAGCCAACAAGTCTGGCAAGCTAAGCCAAGTCAAGAAGATTTTAGACCAGCACGAAATTGGCAAGATCTCTCAAGTCCCAGACGACCTAGTGAACGTAGTGGGCCAGGCCCTAGCAGACCTAGTAGAGGAGGAGTAGCATGCCCGACAAACACGCACGGCTGAGTGCTTCTAGCGCCAAGCGTTGGCTGACCTGTCCGCCGATCATCAGCCTGGAAGAACTCGTTGGTGGTCGCAAGCGCACCTCTAGCTATGCTCTGGAGGGGACGGATGCCCACAAGCTGGCCGAGTTGAAACTCAAGGACTTCATTGGGCGGAACGTGACCAAGGCCATTGAGGACTTTAAGAAATCCAGTGAATATTATGACCAAGAGATGGAAGAAGCCACCGATCGCTACCGAGATTATGTTGTTGAACTATACAACAATCATGGCGACTTAGCTAATATGGACTTAGAGCAACAAGTCAGCTTTGACAAGTACGTCCCAGGAGGATTTGGGACGAGTGACGTGGTCATCACTAGCCCAGGGCGAATTGAGATTGTCGACTTGAAATACGGCAAGGGGATTAAGGTGGATGCTTATCAAAACCCGCAACTCATGCTCTATGCTTTAGGGGCTTATGAGAAATTTGACTTTGTCTACGACTTCGAGACCATCACCATGACCATTGTCCAGCCACGGTTAGACCACCTAGACAGCTTTACAGTCGCAACAGATGAGCTTCTTTATTGGGCTGAAAACTACGTTGCGCCTCGTGCTAGCCTAGCAGACCAGGGAATTGGGGAGTGGAACATCACTGAAGATGTGCTGCGCTTCTCCAACGTTCGAGGCCGACTCCGACCTCAATTTGAGCAGAATAAAGACTTCATTGAGAAATACGAATACGGTGAGGGGGCAGTCCTAGACCCTGACGAGTTAACCGAAGTCCTAGACCAGGCTGATCAGATCAAACGTTGGCTCAAAGACGTGGAGGACTTTGCCTTGAAGAGCCTCTTAGACGGCAAGGACGTCCCAGGCTTTAAAGTGGTTGAGGGGCGGTCTAATCGCAAGATTAGTGATGAGGCGGGTCTAGCTAAGGTCTTGCAAGACCAGGGCTTTAAAGAAGGCCAGATCTACAAAGAGCCAAAATTGGAGACCCTTGGCAAGCTTGAGAAGCTTGTCGGGAAGAAAGAATTTGCAGAGTTGTCCAGTGATTATATCACTAAGCCAGAAGGTAAGCCAACTCTTGCTCCTGCAGGGGATAAGCGACCTGCCCTTAACTCTGAAGTAACAGCCAAAAATGATTTTAAAAACTTATAAAAAAAAGAGAGGAAAATTCAAATGTCTAAACAAAACTCAACTAAAGTAATCCTTAAAAATGTCCGCCTATCATTTGCCAACCTGCTTGAGCCGAAATCCATTAACGGCGGAGAGCCGAAGTATTCCACCCAAGTCATCATTGAGAAGTCTGACACTGAGAACATTGAGAATATGAAGAAAGCCATAGACATTGCCTACAAGCAGGGTTTAGAGGGCGGGCGGCTTAAGGGAGTTAAGCGTGACCGGCTTAAGACCACCTTACATGATGCGGAAGAAAAATACGACTTCGCAGAAAACCCAGAATATGAGGACACGCTCTACATCAACCTCAACTCTAAGAGACGACCAGGTCTCATCAACAAATTCAAAGACAAAACAGATGACCCAGAAGAAGTCTACAGTGGGGTCTACGCCAACGTATCCCTCAACTTCTACCCTTACAACACCAGTGGCAACAAGGGGGTCTCTGCAGGGCTGAACAACGTCATGGTGCTTGGCAAAGGTGAACGCTTAGGCGGTCAAGCCAGTGCTGAGTCTGACTTTGCCGACTTTGAAGCCGAAGATAGCAGTGATGGATTAGACGATATTCTATAAGAAAGACACAGGCGGACGGGGGGCATAACAGCCCCCTTTTTTGCTTATTAAAGGAGGAATAACCATGCAGAACGGTGCTTATCGATTATGTCATATTGATGAATTTGGAAATTATTATGGTGATGTTATCGAGGCTAATAGCCGACCACAGGCTATTCAGCTATTCAAGAAACAATTTAATTTAGAACCCAGTGCTTATGTCTTGGTTGACCGAGTCACGGAAGAGGAGGCGGAAGAAAAATGCGATCCTATCGACTAGGCTATATTAATAAAAAAGGTGAATTTAAAATTGCAACTATTGATGCTAAGACCTACCACCAGGCTAGACGAAAGTTGGGAGAGAGTGGGGTAGTAGACATGATGAAAACTTTGAGCGTAGATTTTCAGAAGTTAAAAGACCAGGGTGTAGACCTGGACAACCCGACAAGAGACGACTACACCATGCCGAAACTCGTGATTGACGTGAGTGGGGAGGTTGAGGGGGATGACTGACCCGATTAAACCAGACCACTACAGACAAGGCGACATGGATCTCTTTGAGGCCTGGCATGCAACCCTACCCTTTGACCACTACAAGACAGTCATGGTCTGTATCGCAGAGCGATATATGAAGCGAGACAAAGACAACCCCCTCCAGGACTTGGACAAGGCGATTTACACGCTGCAAAGGCTAAGAGAGAAGTTAGAAGAAAGGGATGAGCAGGATGCTTAGTATTGGAGACAGGTTAAAGAAATACAGAGAAGAACATGGGGTTTACAAGACCGACATGGCTAGATTACTGGAGGCTAACTACCACACTTACTGCAAGTGGGAGGATGACTACAACATACCGGGGGCTAACAAGTTATTTAATACGGCCGTGACTCTAGGTTGGTCGTTGGATGAGATTGAGCCTTGGCTGGACTTGCCTGAAAAGCCTGACGTCTTAAGACAGATCCTCATTCGGGCCTTGGAAAAGGGGCTTAATCGCACCCAGATCGCACGACTAGCTGACGTGAACCCAAGCAACTTCCTCGCTTGGTGTCGGGAAGACAAGCCCGTCACAGAGCCGGGTCTTGCTAAGTTAGAAGCCCTAGCTGACAGCCCCGAGTGGGATCTAGACTATGAGTGGGTCACTTATGGGGAGTTGGTAGGACCGAAAACCAGAAGTCGGGAAAAGGTCGGCTCAGCTCTCCCTCGCAGGGGGGTTGGTGGAGTCATCAACTACAAGCTAATCCAGCAATTGGAGGCTGAATACGGCCAGCTCACCTATGTGGCAGATGATGAGCCGAGACTGCAGACGATCAGGGAGGAGTTGAGACCTGGCTTATGCGGATGAATATCGATATCGAAACCTATAGCGAGGCTGACCTGCCCAAGGTGGGGGTCTATCGCTACGCTGATGACTCCACCTTTGACATCCTCCTCTTCTCCTGCTCCTTAGACGGCGGGGAGGTGATCTGCTTGGACTTGACTCAGCAAGACCTACCCCAGGACATTGCAGACCTGCTAGTGGATGAGTCGGTCAAGAAGAAGGCCTTTAACGCTCAATTTGAGCGAGTCTGCTTGTCTCACTACCTCTACAATGAGGGATTTGTAGATGAATTCAACTGGTTAGACCCAAGGCAGTGGGAATGCACCATGGTACATGCCTACAGTCTAGGCCTACCAGGGAGTCTAGGCCGGTGCGCTGAATTCCTGGGAGTCCGAGAGCAGAAAGACCAGGCAGGGACTCACCTCATTAACTATTTCTCTAAGCCTGCACGAGGCAAGCGTGACCGCAATAGACCAGAAGATGACCCAGAGAAATGGGAAGCTTACGTTAAGTATAATATTCAAGACGTCAAGACCGAGATGGCCATTGCCGAAAGGCTGGACAAGTTGCCAATGACAGACAGGGAATGGGAGATCTATGCCCTTGACCAAACCATTAACGACCGAGGGGTTCAAATTGACCAGGACTTAGCTGAGTCCGCAATTGACCTCATGGCTAAGCGGACTGAAGCGATCCAGGCCCGACTGAAAGACCTGACCGGGCTTGATAACCCCAACTCAGTGGCTCAACTCACTGAGTGGCTACAAGAGCGGGGCTACCCTCATGACAATGTCCGCAAGGCCAACGTGGAAGAGGCAAGCCAAGATGAGGGGCTAGACCCAGACGTGAGAGAAGTCTTAAAGCTCAGGCTAGAGGGGGCGAACACCTCCACTAAAAAATACCATGTCATGGACAGCGCCACCGGGTCAGATGGACGGATCAGAGGACTGCTCCAGTTCTACGGAGCGAGTCGGACAGGACGGTGGGCAGGGCGGTTGCTCCAAGTCCAGAACCTACCCCGCAACTACTTGAGGGGCTTAGACCACGCTAGAGACCTGGTCAAGGCTGAAGATGTGGAAGCCTTAGAACTCATCTATGATGAAGTGCCTGAGGTCTTAAAGCAACTGCTCCGGACTGGGATTGTAGCCAAAGACGGTCACCACTTCCTAGTCAGTGACTACTCCGCTATAGAGGCTAGAGTCATTGCCTGGCTGGCGGGCGAAGAGTGGTCACTCCAGGCCTTTCAAGACCATGGCAAGATCTATGAGGCCACGGCCGACCAGATGTTCCACTTGGGCGGTGTCGACCAAGTCACCCCAGAGTACCGACAGCGTGGCAAGGTGGCTACGCTTGCCCTGGGCTACCAAGGCGGTGTAGGAGCGCTGAAGCAAATGGGGGCGCTCAGCATGGGCATTCCAGAGAGTGACCTACAGGGCCTAGTGGATGCCTGGCGAGAGGCCAACAGCAACGTGGTTTCGCTCTGGTATGACACAGAAAATAAAGCCAAGCAGACCATCCAAGACGGGAGAGTCAGAACCACAGCAGGGGGACGGATTAAGATTAAGAAAGAAAAAGGCTTCTTACGGTTCATCCTCCCGAGTGGCCGAGCCATAAACTACCCTCACCCAAAGCTTGTCCCGGGCAAGTTCGGCCAAGCAATCGAATATGACGGCCAAGGGACGAGAGCGGGTTTTGTCCGTTTAGAGACTTACGGAGGCAAACTAGTCGAGAACCTGGTCCAGGCTACGGCTAGAGACCTCCTGGCTGAGGGGCTGAAACGGCTTGATGAGGCTGGATACCAAACCGTCTTTCACGTCCATGACGAGGCCGTCATTGAAGCACCGCTTGACCAGTCGGTTGAGCCAGTCAATGAATTGCTAGCCGTTGCCCCTGACTGGGCGGACGGACTGCCCCTCAATGCTGACGGTTTTGAGACGAAGTTCTACATGAAAGATTAAGAAAGGAAGAAGGTTGGAATGAATGAATTTAAAAATAGCGACTGCTGACAGTCGCAAGTCAAGCAAATGGAAGAATACAGAGATGACCTGGGCGGACTTCTTAGACCGACTCAGCCAGCCGACCGTTACCCAGGAGTCCTGGGACGAATACCGAGCTATGACCAAGACTCGAAAGGCTGAGGTTAAGGACGTGGGGGGCTTTGTCGGTGGTTGGCTCAAGGGAGGCAAGCGTAAGGCGGGCCATGTCGAGTTGCGGTCCCTCTTAACCCTGGATGTCGACTCAGCCCAAGAGGACTTAGTGGAAGTCCTAGACCTGCTCTTCTCCTGGAGAGGGGCTGTGTATTCCACCCACTCTCACCAGGAGGGAAGCCCTAGATACCGTCTGGTCTACCCCCTAAGTCGAGAGGTGACGGCTGATGAATACCAAGCGATTGGGCGGTACGTGGCCCAGGAAGTGGGCATGAGCCAATTTGACCCCACCAGTTTCCAGCCGGAACGGCTAATGTATTGGCCCAGCCATGCCAGGGGAGCTGACTACACCTACCAGGAGCTGGAGGGTGACCTGCTAGACGTGGACAAGGTGCTTGCGACCTATCCAGACTGGACGGATGCCAGCTACTGGCCACTCCACCCCTCTGAGAGTGAGGTGACTGCTGGGGGCAAGTCCAAGATGGAAGACCCCTTAGCCAAACGGGGATGGATTGGGGCGTTTTGCCGAGCTTACAGTATTAGCGAGGCTATTGAGACCTTTCTGCAGGACGTCTATGAGCCTGGTAGTAAAGAGGACCGTTACACCTATAAGGACGGCTCAACCAGTGACGGCCTGGTAGTCTACAGTGACAAATTCGCCTACTCCCACCACGGGACTGACCCTATTAGTGGGCGGACGGTGAATGCCTTTGACCTGGTTAGACTCCACAAGTTCGGAAAAGACGACAAAGAGGGGGTTAACCCCAGTAAGCAGGCCTCTTTTAAGAAGATGATTGACCTGTTGAGCCGTGACCAAGCCACTCTAGAGGAGATGGCACGAGAAGCCATCCAGGAGGCCCGTGACGACTTTTCAGACCTTGGTAATGGAGTAGGTCAAGTAGAGGGTCAAAAGGGCGTAGAGAGCCAGGAAGAGGGTGATAAGAGCGTTCCACCCTTTCGTTTCACCGACAAAGGGGAGTTAAAGCAAGATCCCTATAATTTGGAGCTAATCCTGGAGCATTCCAAGGCCTTTAAGGGCAAATTTGGCTTTAACGAATTCGCAGGCAACTTCGAGAAGCTTAAGCCCATGCCCTGGGAAGATGACTTCAATCCCGACTGGTCAGATGCCGACACGGCTCAATTAAAGAGCTATGTGAACCGAAAATACAGGCTAGTCTTTGGGGATGAACGGATTATTGATGCCTTGGTTGTGGTGAGTAAGTTACGGCCATTCAACCCGGTTAAGGACTATATTCAGTCGGAAGCCTGGGACGGCAAGAGCCGAATAGGGCGAGTCTTCATTGACTACTTGGGAGCTGAGGACACGGACTACACGAGGGAAGTGACCGAGTTGTGGTTTGCAGGAGCGGTAGCGAGGGTCTATGATCCTGGGTGTAAGTTTGACGTTGTCCCAGTGCTGGAGGGGTCTCAGGGGATTGGGAAGTCGACTCTTATTGCCAAGCTAGGCGGTGAGTGGTTCACCGACAGCCTGCAACGGCTAGACGGGAATAAGGACGACCTACAAATCTTAGCCCAGTCGTGGATTGTAGAGCTAAGTGAGTTAGCCAGCATGAAGCGGACGAACCTCGACCAAGCTAAGGGGTTTATTTCCAAAACGACCGACCACTACCGACCTGCCTATGCACGGTTAGCCGTTAAGCAGAAGAGAACAGTTGTCTTTATTGGGTCAACTAATAACAGTGAATTTTTGAAGGACATGACTGGGAACAGGCGTTGGTATCCTGTCTCCTGCCAAGCTCATGACCGGACTAAGAGTGTCTTTGATGGATCATTAGATGAGGTGATTGGGCAACTCTGGGCGGAGGCCTATGAGCTTTACCAGGATAAATACCAAGACGGGCTGACTCTGAGTGAGCAAAACGAAGAGGTAGCTAAAGAAGTCAGACGAGGTGCTGAAGCTCCTGATGTGACCCGTGACCTCGTCCTTGACTACCTGGACACCCCCAAGCCAGAAGAGTGGCATGAGATGACGAGGGCTGACCAGGCTGAATATCTAGAAGACATGGAGCAGGACTCACCCTTCAACCGTCACAAGGACAGCGTATTGGTGGAGCAGGACTTTGTCTCTAGTCGAGAGATCTTTGACCTGACTTTCGGAAGCTATGACACCAGAGTCTCAGGACGGACGAGTCAGGCTAATGCTGAGATCCAGAAGATTGGTCTAGTCTTGAGCAATTTAGATGACTGGGTCAAGAGCAGAAAGAGAATTAATGGAAAACAAGTCAGAGGGTTTAAGCGAGTCTCTAAGAATTAA